GACTTTATAATTGATGGTAAGTTTGATTTCAAACTATTGTTTGATGAGGTGAGAAAAGTTACAAGAACTTTGAATAAAGTAATTAACATCAATAGTTACTCAACTGAAAAAGGTAGAAAAGGAGGGTTAGAACAAAGAGCGATTGCGATTGGTGTTCAAGGATTGGCGGATGTGTTTTATTTATTAGATTATGTATTCACATCTGAAGAGGCGAGAAAATTAAACAAACAAATTTTCGAAACAATTTATTTCGCGGCAATCACAGAAAGTAATCAATTGTGTATTGAGGAAAAATACTCACCTTATGAGTACTTCAAAGGGTCACCAATGTCAAAAGGTGAATTCCAATTTGATATGTGGGGAATGACTGAGGAGGATTTATCAGGAATGTGGGATTGGAACTCATTAAAAGAAAGTGTGATGAAATACGGTGTATGTAATTCATTATTCACGGCTCAAATGCCTGTTGCGTCTTCGGCAAAAATTACAGGTTCATTTGAAATGACAGAACCCGCTCATTCGGCGTTGTTTAACAGACGAGTTGTAGGTGGTGAGATTTTGATAGTAAATAAATACTTAATACAAGACTTTGAGAAATTAGGGATTTGGTCTGAAGATTTAAAAAATGATATCATTTTAAATGAAGGGTCAATTCAAAATGTTAATTTCAATCATTATCTTGATGTTGAGGATAAAAATTACAACAAGAAAGTTAAACGTATAGAACATTTAATGTCTAAGTACAAGACAATTTGGGAAATATCACAAAGAGAATTGATTGATATGGCGGCTGATAGAGCTCCTTTTATAGACCAATCTCAATCAATGAATATCTATATGAGTAACCCAACATTGTCGAAAATTACCTCATCTCACTTTCACGGTTGGGAGAAAGGGTTAAAGACATTAAGTTACTATATCCGAACTAAAGCGATTTCGACGGGGGCTAAACACTTAGCGGTAGATATCTCAAAAAGAGAAAAACCTGTAAAAGAAAAACCAACAGTTGATGTGATACCACAAAAACCTCAAGATTCTGAATTTGAATGTTTTGGGTGTTCATCTTAAAAAAACCGTAAAATTTAAAAACTCTCGGCACTGTCGAGAGTTTTTTATTTTATAACGTTATACAAAAAATTTATAACGACATTATATTTATGTTATATGGCAGAAGGATTAACATATGGTATTAATTTTCCATTTAGGGATTCGTATGATGGTAAATATTTGGATTTATCTAATACGAATAGAGAAGAAATACGCTCGAATCTAATTCATTTATTATTAACAAGAAAAGGGACAAGATATTATTTACCTGATTTTGGAACAAGATTATATGAGTATTTATTTGAACCATTGGATGGACCAACTTTTTCACAAATAGAATCTGAAATTAGGGATTCAGTTAAAGAATATATTCCCGGTATTACAATTACTAAATTAGAGATAACGCCAGCGTCAGAAGGTGAGGAAGATAAAGGAACGTTTGTTAATGGTAATGATGAACGAGTTTTTAGAGTACCAGGTATTGGAACTAAAGAACACACTGCAAAAATTAAAATTGATTACTTGTTAAACGATGATGCGTTCAATTCAAGTGATTTTGTTATTATAAATTTATAATATGGCTAATAAAAAGATTTCGTATACTACAAGGGATTTTCAGTCAATAAGAACTGAGTTAATTAATTTTACAAGAACATACTATCCTGATTTAATAGAGAACGTAAATGATGCGGCGATATTCTCTGTGTTCTTAGATTTAAATGCTGCGGTTACTGATAACTTACATTTTAACATTGATAGAAGTATTCAGGAAACTGTGTTACAATACGCACAACAAAGGTCATCAATATATAATATTGCAAGAACTTACGGATTAAAAGTTCCTGGTCAAAGACCTTCAGTTGCTTTAGTTGATTTATCAATAACAGTTCCTGCTTATGGTGATAAAGAAGATTTAAGGTATTGTGGTATATTAAGACGAGGTTCTCAAGTTAATGGTGCAGGTCAAGCCTTTGAAACTGTTTATGACATTGATTTTGCATCACCAATTAGTGGTGATGGGTTCCCTAATCGTTTAAAAATCCCTAATTTTGATTCAAATAATAAATTGATTAACTATACGATTGTTAAGAGAGAAACGGTAGTTAATGGTGTTACAAAGGTATATAAAAAAGTTATAACGCCTAATGACGTTAAACCTTTTTACGAAATATTTTTACCTGATAAAAATGTTTTAGGTGTTACAAGTGTCTTATTAAAAGACGGAACACAATATGGTAATGTCCCATCAAATCAAGAGTTTTTAGGTTTAGATAATAGATGGTATGAAGTTAAGGCGTTGGCTGAAGATAGAGTATTTGTTGAAGACCCAACTAAAGTTTCTGATAGTCCAGGTATTAAAGTTGGTAAATATATGTCGGTTACTGACAAATTTATAACTGAATTTACACCTGAAGGTTATTTTAAAATGACATTTGGTGGTGGTAGTCAATCCGCTGATGAACAATTACGAGAGTTTGCGAGAAATGGGTATAATTTAAATTTATATAAATATTCTAACAATTTTGCGTTAGGTAGTACTTTAAAATCAAACAGTACATTATTTGTTCAATATCGAGTTGGTGGTGGCCAAGTTAGTAATTTGGGGGTTAATGTTATCACACAAATTGGAACGGTATCGTTTTTTGTTAATGGACCTTCAGAGTCAGTTAATACAAATGTTGTTAATTCATTATCTTGTAACAACGTTACCGCTGCGATAGGTGGTGCTGATTACCCAACAGTTGAAGAAGTAAGAAACTTAGTTGCGTTTAACTTTTCAGCTCAGAATAGAGCGGTAACTGTTAATGACTATGATTCGTTAATTAGGACTATGCCATCACAGTTTGGTGCTCCCGCTAAAGTTGCGATTACTGAAGAAAATAACAAAGTTATTATTAAAATGTTATCATATGATGAGAATGGTAAATTAACTGAAATTGTTTCAGATACATTAAAAAACAACGTTGCTAATTACTTATCTAACTATCGAATGATGAATGACTATATTTCTATTCAGGTTGCTAATGTTATTGATTTAAGTTTTACTATTGATGTTGTTTTAGAAAGTAGTCAAAATCAAGGTTCATTAATAACTGAAGTAATTAATATAGTTTCAGACTATTTTGAACCTGGTAATAGACAAATGGGACAAAACGTGAATGTGTCAGAAATTAAGCGACTTATACAAACAACTAATGGTGTTATCAGTGTTGCTGGTATGTTAGTATTTAATAAAGTAGGGGGTCAATATTCATCATCACAAACATCTCAAAGATATTTAGATAATGATACTAGAGAAATTGAATTAATTGATGAGACTATATTTGCGGAACCAAGTCAAACATACCAAATTAGATTTCCAAATAATGACATTAATATCCGAGTTAAAAATCTATCGGCAACTAATTTTAGTTGATGATTTATTTTGTAAATTTATCAATTATCTTTTAAAAATAGTATATAAACTATTTATTTTAAAAGAAAATAATGTCAAATTCATACAGAATAAGAACAACCGTAGGTGTTGATAAATCAATTAGAGTTAAGTTAGACCAAGATTTCGAATCACTTGAGGTGTTATCAATTAAAGTCCTTCAAAGTGATGTTTATAATAGACGATGTTCTGATTATGGTGTCATCATTGGTAGGGTAAGTGTTAACAATGGTTTTGGAATTCCAAATGCTAAAGTTTCAGTATTCGTACCATTATCTGATGTTGATGAAACAAACAATCCGATAATTGCTGATTTATATCCTTACAAAAATTTAACACAGTTAAATGGTGATGGTTATCTTTATAATTTATTACCGACAGAACCTTCGTATAGTAATCACGTACCCACAGGTTCATTCTTTACTCGTAAAGATGTTTTAACTAATCCTACTAAAATTGAAATTTACGACAAATATTATAAATATAATTCAGTTACTAATGAAAGTGGTGATTATATGATATTAGGAGTGCCACTTGGGTCTCAAACTGTTGTTGTTAATATAGACTTATCAGATATTGGTGAATTTTCATTGTCACCTCAAGATATGATAAGAATGGGTATTGCAACACCACAACAAGTGGATGGTACTAAATTTAAATCATCTAGTAATTTAAATGAATTACCTCAAATCATATCAATTAATAGAAATATAACAGTTGAACCATTTTGGGGTGATGAGAATGTTTGTGAAGTGGGTATTACAAGAACGGATTTTGATTTATCCGCTGAGAAAAACATTAACATTCAACCGACTTCAATCTTTATGGGGTCAATAATTTCATCAACCGAAGACCATGCTTTAAAACTTAAATGTAAACCGGCATTAAAATCAGGTAGTTTATGTTCTTTGGTTACAGGTCCGGGTCAAATACAAGCTATAAGACAGACAATTAAAACTGATATTAATGGAAGACCTGCGTTAGAAGTTGCGTCCTTTGAAGAAGGAGGACAGGTAATTGATGATAATGGTGCTTGGATGTTTGATGTTCCAATGAATTTAGATTATGTGGTTACTAATGAATTTGGTGAACAAGTGTTATCTAATGACCCTAAAAAAGGTATACCAACTAAAGGAAGGTATAGATTTAAAATAATGTGGAATCAACCTACTGATTTGGGTGCTAGAATAAAACGTGCAAATTTCTTAGTTCCAAATATAAAAGAATATGGGTGGACATCACCTACAGGTAATGACCCATTAACAGGAAGACCTGCCGGTAGTACAGGTAAGTTTGGTAATATAGATAACCCTTGTGACTATACTAGTACAGTCCCAATAACTAATAATGGTAGAGCGGCTAAAGCATCATATGCTTTTAGTCTTGATTGGACGGACTATGGTGAAACTGATAATTTGGGTAACTTAACTACTTTAGGACAATCAATGATATTAGAAGCTATTAATTGTCAAGATAGGTTTTATGAAATGCAATACAATAAAGTATATACTGTTTCGCAATTAATTAGTGAATTTCGTAGGGGTGATTCTAATAATCGAATAATTGCGATTAAAAATATATTAGATGATACTTGTGAATCGACAAATAATAAGTTTCCCGCTAACGATGGTATGTATAGGATTGATATTATATTCATCTTATTCCAAATATTGATGATTATTGCGTATGTTATCTTATATATAGTTATTTTTGTTTTTCACTTGTATATGTGGGTATTATGTAGAATAATATTACCTATTGTAAGATTTTTGAAGGATTTTTGGTGTTGGTTAAGAAATGTTGGGTTTTCGAATCGTTTTTTTAGTTGGCGTCCGTTTCGTAGTTGGGCGACACCAAAATGTAATGATTTAACGGCAAAAGTTAAAAGTTTAGAAGAAAATTGTAGAAACACTTATTTACCGTTACCTAACATGACATATCCTGACTGTGAGTTATGTGTTTGTGACCCTGAAGAACCTAAAAAAACTCCACCAGACCCAAATGATATTTCAAATCAGACAAGTAATTCATCAAATGGGGATGTAACGCTTGGTGCTACATATACACCTAGACCATATGGTACTACGGATGAGAATCCAGGTTCATTTACACCTTGGGCTTGTGATGATTATATGTATATAAGTGGTGTCTATTCTAATGGAACAATTAATGATAAAGGAAATCCCGGTTCTATGACGGTGTATGATTGGCCAAACACAAAAATAATTAATACCTCAACTGATTTACCTTGGCATGAACGATTCAATTTGTTTAACGTTAAAGCTAAATATTTCAACTCATCGGTGGATAATCCGGGGGGAGGTGTTAATAGAATAGGTGTTAGATTTAATACCACAATGAATGGTGGTGATTTGGGTTCATCACCAACATTACCTACTAATTTTTCTCATATGGATAATGTTATTGCGGTTGTTATGGATGCTAGTGAGGCTGGTACTTTTCCTGTTGGAGGTATGTTTACAACTGTTGACCCTACAAAATCTCAAGATAAAAATTTGAGTAACGTTGTACCTGCGAATGATTTGGGGACTAGTAGTATTACCGGTAAAACTATTGGGACACCATACAATAACGACCCTAATACAAAATTAAATGTTGCAACAATTACACTTAATTATGCGGACCCTAATAATGGTTTTACAAATTCAGGAAAAGGTGTTAATATACCGGTGAATTATGTGGTGACTGGTAGTTCTGAAACAACTTTTCATAAATTCAATATTGACTTAGAATATTTTCAAGTTATTCATAATGAGTCATTATCTAAGTATGTTTCGGATGTATTATCGTTAGGACCTAATTTATCAAATTCATTTTACAGTAGAGTAATTAATGGTGGTTATTATATTGCAAGTACTGAAACTAGACCTACACCATATAATAATGGTTTTCAAACGTATAATTTGCAAGCTTGGTATGGGGCCTATTATAGTAATCTAACCTCAACTCCTGATTATCCAATACGAAAGTATTATCAAGATTCTGATAATTTAAGAGTTGTGTTTTTTGTTAGAGGTGTTGACCCTAACTCACCAAAAACAAGAATTTCATATGATTTAAGTTTCTTATATGGTCAATCAACTTGGGGTAAAAAAGTTGTTTCTTTAGATAATATGAGGATGAACATTCCTGTTCAAGGAGGTGTTAGATGTGTTAAACATAATACGCAAAAAAGTAGTGATAAAGACTCTTATAGTAATGTGTCATTATTTCACGATAGTATAATGTGGAAACCCTCAGAAAATAGTCTTGCGTTTGGACCTGCAGATGACCCAAATAGTTTTTTTGATGCTAATGGGGACCCTAAAGAACCTGATAAATATAATCCACCTGAATTGGACCCATTTTACAGACCACCAGGATATTGTGATTTTAGACCTTTTACAACCACAGCTTATACTTATTATTCATATTTAGATGAAGATTATGGTGCTGATTTATTTAATCAATCAAGTTATGGTAACGGAACTTATGATAAAAATAGTTCCAATGGTAAGGGACTTAGAATTTATGGTAATGCTTCAGCAAGTAATGCTGGAAATGGTGGTAATGCTTTGGCAACAACTGTAACCCGACAATCGGATTATCAATTTTCGAATACAGGTACTGATGAAAGAAACCTTTTAACTAATGGTTTACAGGTGTTTGATAATCCTTGGAATGCGGATAATGGGTCTGATACTCAACCAATATATCAAAAATTTAATAGAGGTTATTTTAACAATGAAATAATTGAGGGTGGTAATTACGCATCCGCAAATGTTGTCTCAACAGGTAATAATAGTAAACTTGGTAGTTTGCGTTATTGGAATCCGTCAGAACCAGGTGATTGTATAAAAGCTTGTATGTTAGGTAATGTACCTGTTTGTTGTACTCAACAACTCTTTGGTATTCCAACTACTTATTATTACTATGTTGCTTCACGATTACAAGAAGGTGTTGGTTATATACCTGGTTCTTTTTGTACTTATCGTTCATATACATATAAAAGTGTTGGTTCTATTTCACCAATAACGGTAGATTCAGGAACTAGTGGAAGACAAATAGTTATGAGGTCAGATAGATTACCTTCATCATCATCAGAGGAAATTAATAAAAATTATAATAGTATAAGTTATACTTTAATGGCTAATAATAATTTTAGTTATTTCCAAATAAGTGATGACGGTAGTGCGGTTCAAGCGGGTGGTAATGCTTCAAGTTCTGGTGTTGGTGGTTCGGCTGAAAGTGCGGCGGCTAACGCTGAATCAACTTGTGCTGATATACTTAGTACTTTTACGTGTGAAGGATTTGTACCTTTAGATTGTTATTTTATTCATAATAATAATTTCACATTTGTTCCTAGAGACTATCAAAACCCAATACCTGATAATAAAATCAAACAGACAATACCTAACGCACCTGTTAATTGTTGGGGTAATAGAGTGGCACCTGGTACTTATACCGAGTATGGTGACCCACAACCTGAGGCAATTATGAATTCAGGGTGTTATTTGTTAGTTACGGTTCCATTTGAAACGTTAAAGTTAGATTATAAGTTATTAAGTGAATGGAGGGCCAGAATGGTTATTACATTTGCTGCATGTAGAAATGTATTTTCACATTATTTTACGAACAATTGGATAAATGGGACACTATACGCATTCTCATTTAAAAATTCAAGAAGATTTACAAGTCCAAACGAATCAAACCCTAAAAATAGAAATAAACCATATAATTGTTTTTGTAAAAATAACATTTATTTTAATACGGATAGTAATAATTTCTACTATAGAAGTAGTCCATATAATCCGGCTACAAATAGTTATGTTGGTAGAAAAAACCCTAAAAATTGGTTTACTCGTAAAGAGTTTGGTGGTAATGTAAATAACTTAATGTTCCCAACAACAGTGTTAGATATGGGACCTAGAGATTCTTACACACAAGAAATTGTTTTCTCAAATGATTATGACGGATACGTTATGAAAAACTTAGACTCAACAACATTTAAAGATGTGTCAGATTTATTAAATACGTTTATTATTTCAAGACTAATCAATAGAACTATGTTGGACAAAATATTAGGAGTTGTTGGTGTAGGTCAAGTGTTGAAATACTTTAGTCGTAATAATTTAAAAATTGATGGTGATTACGCACAAATGGTAAGTATTAATTCGGAACTTGGAACGGTTGGGTTTAGTGATGAAAACTATGATAGTTGTACGGATATATTTTATAATGGAGGTAATTCAACTAACTGTGTTTTCGGTATATACTATTCATCTAATACTCAAATTAGAGATTATGTAACACCTAAAAGAACAATAATAACTGAGGATAGTACTATTAATAATTCAGATTGTGCGTTTGAGTACTTTAAAGTTAGAACTCAGTCAGTACCGTTTTATCAATGGTTCATTAAACCAAATTATAATGAAGATAAAGATTACGACTCAGGTAAACCATTATATCCGGCAAATTTCCCGTATGATAGTATATTTGGTAGTCAATTAAATGATTGGTCGACTAACCCATATTCAGCTGACACGTTCTTTAGTTATGGTTATCAAAATTTGGATAGATTGTTAAAGACTTCGAGATATTTTAGAACTTCAGGTAGTTTGATTACGAAATATTATCGAGGGAATATTTATTCAGTAGGTAACTCGACACCACCTGCTCAAAGTGGGGATACTCAATTTTGGGATGTGAATAGTCCTGGGGCTGGTGTTCCACAAGCTGAACGTGTTGTGAATACCGGAGCACCGTTTTACTTTTATTTTGGTTTAAATCAAGGTAAATCGGCTTTTGATAAATTCACTAGAAAATGGATTGATACTGATGTTTTTACTGATTAAAAAATGGGAAATAATAAAGAAATAAGAATTGTTTTAAGTACTTTAAGGTATAAGTCCGCACCTGAGTTATCATCTGCGGTACAAATACCTTTAGTGCAAAGTGTTAAAGAAATTGTTGAATATGATAGGAGTGCAACGGTTAGTTTAGAACAGGTTTTTGATAATGAAAGACAGAAATCAACAACATTTAGACCTACAGGTAAGTTTTCACTTATATTTAAAAATGCTTATACCGGTAAAACAAACTATGAACCATTCGAAAATAATTTATATTATGTTGATGTAAAAGATTTGGCTAGACAACAATGTTTAAGCGACCCTGAATCCGTATGGTGGAAAGGTTTTCCTCAGTATAATGAGTTTGATTTTATACGAAATGATTATAATACTTCAGGTTATACAATACCACCAAAAAACCATTTGGATTTTGTAACTAAAAGTGCTAGTACTTACAATTGGAATCATTTTTTAAGTTATCCATATAAAAATAATTATACGAAAAAATTAACCTGTAGAAATTCTAACGGTGTCTTTAATTGGGTGTCAGGTGATGGTATTCCGTTTATTATTACCAATATTGTTGATAGTGGTAATAGTTTGGTTAGTTTTAGATGTTTTGTTAAACACGGGTTGAATGAGGGGGAATATGTGAAACTTAGTTTTAGTTATTTAGGTAATGATTATTTTGAGATTTATTCATTAGGTGACGGAACAGTTGGTGGTGATGAATATGTTTTTAACATATTCAATTATGGATTTACCGGTAATGTGTTTTTTGATAATAAAATTGGGACATTTAAGAGGGTTATTGATATTAATAACCCTGTTGATACAACGTCAGAATATTACGTAAAACAATTGAAGTTATTGTCTAATCCTGAAGATGCTGTGTTAGTTAAATCAGGATTTGAACAAAATATATTTGGTAAAACAAAAAAATTTGAAAGTAGTGGATTCACACCTAATAAGATTGAAAGAGTCTCAACTAAGGAAGGTGCTCAATCATATACATTATCATTTAATACTGATTTTGACTTAAAACCATTGAGGGATAATCAAAAAAGACCTGTAACTGAATTATTTTTTACGGTGATTTGGAAAGGTTATTTTGGGTGGATGTTTAATCCGGGTTATAAGTTAAAACAAGGTTATGAATTTAATTTACCTTTAGTTAATGGTAACCCTGACCCTTGGTGGGATAAAACAAATATAGATTCATCGACATCATTTAGTATGGATTTTTATTCTAAAGTTAGTGGTCCTAATAATACTACTTATTTTTTTAATTATGTGAAATCATTAAAAAAGGGTGATATTATTGATGGGGATTTATGTGAGTGGAATAGTTTTGAACAAACGGAAAGAACTATCTCTACATTATATCATAAGTTTGTTTTCAATAATAATAATTTTGATATTAAAGAAATACCCAGTCAAAACTATAATAATTTAATGGGTTATTATTATCAACCAAATCATAAAATGACTGTTAGAGTTTATTCTGATTATATTGAGGAAGGTGGTATTAATACGGGGAATTTACCTGACTATTCATATTTCTCAACGTACAGTGATTCATTTATTTGGAGGGATATATACACTTATGGTTTTATAGACCAAGATGGTAGAGGTGTTGATTATCCATTTTTAAATGGTAAACATTACCCATATAAAAATTACGTATTTAGGGTAATACCTGAAGGAACTAATTTTATTAGTGATAATATAATTGAAGACCCAACAATTGATGCCTGTGAATAATTATAGATTTACCATACCGGAAAACGATGGATATATTAATATACCGTTAGAAATTAAATGGGATTTCCAAGGTAGAGATGAAAGTATTGAATTATATGAGGAAGATGTGATTGAACAGATTATTGGTGGTCCGAGAGATTACGAAATAATTAGATTTTCGCATGAGTTTCATACTAACAATACTAAGACTGAAATTAATTATGAGTTTAATTTTTTCGACAATAACCCAGGAACGGGTAGTAACATTTTAACTGCAACCTCAACTGATTGGGCTCCGACATATCTTAATGAAGGGTTTTCGTCAAATCAAATTTATTATTATGAAAATCCATTTACTAAGTCATTTTTTAAACTTGATTTTTATGATACTAATGAAACAACGAATCAAACATTATATTTTACAATTATAATACCAACACAACAAGGTGGAACTGAATCGGCTAGTATATCACCAATAATTCCTAATGTTAATATTAAAACCCCAATTTTTAAACTCGATTTTGTTGGTGATAAAGAAGGGTTTTTCATTTATTGGGTTAGGGATAGACAAACGATAGATATTTCTACTTTTTATATGAGTGCTAAGTTTTTTAATGGTAGAATTGGGGGGTTTATGAGAATGATGACAACACCACAATCTAATTTACCTAATAAGTTTTTATTTGATGATAGTAAGTTATTCTATTATAAAGTGGTGTTAGATTATAATAAATATACATATTCAATATATGATGTTAATAATAATAGAGTTGGAACATCTAGTTCCATAAAATGGTATGAATACGTTAACCAACCTTAAAAATGGAAGAAAGAATATTTCATTATAGAATATCACCTGAAGTAATTAAGAACGATTTGTTTTTAGTTAATTATACGGGTAACAGTGATACAACAAATGCGGAATACGTTTATTGTTGTGATATTTACACAAGTGCGGTAACTAAATATTTTAGTGGTCAGACGTACACCTATTCCTCAATGACTCAAATATTGTCAGGTGGAACAACAGGGGATTCATTATTAAATTTAACTATACCAATTTTTATTACTGAAAATACTATTGATATTGGTATTTATTCGGTTTTTGATGGGATGATATTACAACAAGAAACGATGACTAATTTTATATTTTCATCAACAACAACAAATCCGAATACTTATTACTTTTATAATACCTCCGACACCGAGTTTAAAAAATATTTATCATTCTCTGAATATAAAGTTGATTGGGGGGATGGTTCTCCACCAATGACGGTTAGTAATGTTTTACCGAATAGTTACAGTCATACATACACTCAAAACGGTGAATTTACTATAACTATGTCAGGTATGAGTCCCTGGGGTGTTAATTTAATTAAGAAAGATATTAGTGTACCTTATTCTGCGGTAACTATCACAAACCCAAAAGGTGTTGCTCATTTTATACCTGCGGGTGGTAGTTGGTCGGGAACACCGTTGAGTTATGATTATATATTCAGTGGGGATTCTGTGTGTGATGTTGAATTACAAACTAGCGGGAACTTTACAACTATACCATTTAAAATATCAGGTTATACTACATCGACGATGAATGACTTGGAAGTGTATGGTAGTAAATTCGACCCAAATTTGTTTGATGGAAGATTTAGAAAAGGTATTCCGGTCACGGCTGATACAAATACTGTTGGTACTTTTTTTGGTCCATCAGATGATGGGTTATATACTGCATATACGATTAACGGAATTCAATATTTTGATTATTTTAATGGGACAACTGTTTTTATTGTTGAATCATCAGGTATAACATCTGATATGATTGTTTGTTCAGGAATTACTAAAAATGAGTTATTACTTAACGTTATTGATGAACCCGTCACACAGTCGGACATATTTATCGAAAGAGGAAAACAATCAGGACTTGAGGCATTAATGAGAATGGGTGAAGTGGATAATGTTGGTGACCTCGAAAAATATGGTTATGGATTTTTTAAAGTTAATGAAATCCAATAAAAAACATAAAATTGATATTTATTTAAAAGAGATTAAATAATGGCTACAGGAACGTATGGAACAATAAGACCGGCTGATGTATCACCTGAAGATGTTGATATAATTTTAAATTATACACCATCTAGGGATGAAACAGATAATTTTTTATTAACCAAGTTAGATTCGACTGCGGTATTAAGACCTTATTTTCATAATGATGAGACAGGTGGTAATAACAGTGTTGAGATTTTAGGTGGTTTGTATAATCTAAAATTACCGGCCGACCAATTCAATAAGATAGGTATATATACATTATTTATTAGACCTGCTGAAATAAGAACAAAAATATTAGATTGTGGGGTTTTATCAGCCTTACCAAATGTTAGAGGTATTATTTTTGATTTAAATCAAGTTCCTTCGGAATATCGAAACAAATTCGTAACTCAAGGATTAGTTGGGTTCAGAGTTGAGTATTTGAATTCTGATGGTACTAAAATACCTAATTTCTTTAGGTTAATAACCTCATCATTTTATTGTGAGCCGGTGATTGATAATTTAACCAACACATCACAAAAATCAATAAGATATAGATATACTGATACAGTTACTAATATTATGTTTTGTACTTTATCACCATCAACATCACCAACTAATAGACCAACATCAATACCTTACATTGGTCAACCAAATCAAAATGTGATAATAACAAATACATTCTTTAATCCTGTAACATTAGATATTGAAATTGCGGAACACGACTTCTCAACATTAGCTATTGCGCTATTTGGGAATCAAACTAAGTCTATGGATGATGGTATTTACACAATGTACGATACTAATAATAACATTTACAGACAATATAACTTATACGAAATTAGAGACCAATTTAATAAATTATTATATGAAGTTAGACAAGACAGGACTGATAATGTTGATTTTAGTAAAAACTTCACAAATATAACACAATAATGGCGATTAAAAAATATACTTGTCCCCCTACACCGGCAACAGGAGCCGGAACATTCTCTGACGATTTGGTTGGATTCCAATTAGTTCAGGGTGGTGGTTTAACGCAGGGTAATTTTAATTTTGTTACATCAATAACTGAAAAAAGAAACCGTAATTTTATAACGGGAACATTTTCTGAACCTATAAATTTATCTAATTTAGGTTTAAGTGATGTTGCACAATCAAAACAAGTATTTGAGAATAACTTTAAAGTTTATCCTAACTTTGATTTAAGTCAGGTTACAAATTTCACATTGTACGGTTCTTTAACTAAAAGAATTTCAGTATCAATTCAAAAAATAATTAGTTATTTCCCTGCGGCGATTGAATCAACTTTTGTAGGTGTTAATTATGAAACAGGTAAAACTGCTAATAACATAGTATATAATGGGTTAAATAACACAACCACATTTGATTTAGATGTTACACGATTACGAAATCAATTTGATATTGATTTTACAACTGAATCGACTCGAAATTTAGAATTAAGAGAAATACCTGTATCACCACTAAGAAATTTAACGGTTGAATATAGTAAGTATGTGTTGAACTATCAAGATGAGGTTTATGATATTATATTTATTCAATCAACAAATTCATTAACTACAGGAACTTTAACGGTTTCGGTAAGTGGTAAACCATTTGGTAATAATACTGAGGTTTTTCAGAATATTGTTATAAGACCTAATGATTTTGAAGTTAGTAAAGTTTTTAATGAAAATTTTGATGAGGTTGAAAAGTTTTTACTAAACAGATATAGTGCACCTATTTACACTTGTAATTTTACTGTTCCACTTGAAACTGATGATGGTACATATATCTCAACGAAACAAAAATTAACTTGGCCTTTAAATGGTTCTTGGAATATTGATATTATGACAGGAGCGTTTAATTTGTTTTTGGAAAAATTAAATGATATTGTTGAAAATATTGACGGATATAAAACAAATTTAATTTCAAGGTTTTTAACAACAGGTTCATTTAAAGAGTTTGATACAATAGGACAAAAAACTGAAAAGACATTACAAATCTACGGTAGAAGTTTTGATGAAACTAAAAAATTCATAGATGCTTTGGCTTATATGAATTCTGTTAATTATAATGTTGGTAACGATATACCGTCACAATTACTTAAAAATTTAGCACAAACATTAGGTTGGAATACAAATATATCACCAATAACTAAGGAAGACTTTTTAAGTTCAGTGTTTGGTGAAAAAAATCAAGACAAGTCTCAATTTTCAGGAACTAAAACCGCATTAACACCTGATGAGTTAAACTACCAATATTTTAGGAATTTAATTTTAAATTCGGCTTATTTGTTTAAATCTAAAGGTACTCGTAAATCGGTTGAAACATTAATGAGACTGATTGGTGCACCTGATGCTTTAGTTGAATTTAACGAACATGTTTATTTAGCGGATAGACCAATTAATTTACGTCAATTTAATTCACAATACGCTCAAATTTCAGGTGGTACTTATGTGGAACAAAAAGTTGTGTTGGACCCTAATGACATATTCACATTCCAAGGGGTTAGATACACAGGTGTTACTACTGAATTTTCTGTTAAGGATGTTTCATTAACTAGAAATGAATTCCCAATGGATAATTATGGTTATCCGATGGCTCCCGATGACACTGAAGGTTATTTCTTTCAATTGGGTAGTGGTTGGTTTGAACAAACACCAAGTCACAGAGCACCTGAAGAGATAAAGATAACAAGTAATACGTTCATTGGGTCTAATCCTGATTATCAAACTAGTTTAATACCATATACATACGGACAAGATTATCTTGATAGATTTAGAAAATTCCCATTTATGTCGTTAGGTTTTAATCTGATTAAAACTATTGATAATAATAAAAGTTGGGTGATTAATGAAGTTGGTACTAGAGCTAACTTAGATGGTGGGTATAACTCAAAATATGTTGTTGACGATGAAAAATTGGTATTAAATGTTAAGAACATTGATTTACATATGAATCCAGCTCAAGGGTTAGTTTATGATGTTTGGCATATGTCTAGAGAATCAAATTACCCAATACCAAATGAAGGGTTATTTTATGTTGCACCAACACACTGTGACCCAATACCATTTGCGACAAATAATATGAAAATGAGTGTTACTCAGTTTAGTGCGTCATTTCCTAATGTTCAGTATCCGATGAGAGGTGGTGTAGATTGGACTGAAATTGACCCAAAACCAAAAAGACAGACGTTTTTTGAATTCGCCCAATCATTTTGGAAAAATATGATTAACGTTAGAAATAGACAATATATGACTAATGGTAAATCAATGGGATATCCAACTTTAGAGTCAATTTATTGGAAATACTTACTATCTGAAAAAGCCATTGGTGTTGCTAATAATAATTTCACATATGATACTATGATACAATATGTGAATGGTTTAGGTGATTATTGGATTCGTTTAGTTGAACAGATGATACCGGCAACAACAATATGGAGTACTGGTGTTAAATATGAAAATTCGATATTCCATAGACAAAAACATGCTTGGAGAAGACAACGAGGGTGTCAGATTGTTCCTGTACCTTGTAAACCTTGTTCTACGACTAGTAATTTCTTACCTATTGATTGTCCTATACAGAGTGTTGAATGTCCTATATATCCATCAGGAACGAGTGCAACGATTACATCTTTTTCAGGTGTGTTAGGTAAAGTTATTACCGATTATTTAACATCTGTTGATAAAACAGCTGATAACTGTGATTTAAATGCACTTCAAACCGAATGGTTTGTTGACTTACGATTAAATGACTCTATTATAGTACAAAATAAATTTTTTAATGGGTCGGGATATAACGTATCATCATTTAGTTCACCGACAAACACTCAATGGTATAACGCATTAGTTGTTGCGTTAGATGATTTAGAATCCAAAGGATATGATTATACATTAACTAATGACGGTAAAGTAGTTATTTATAACTCAATATGTTCTGAGGATAATCAGGGTTTAAGGTTTAGAATTAATGTTGGAATAAATTTAAATTTATGTTGTAATTAATGAGTTGTTTTTTAAATTATAGTCTTTCAGGGATAACAGGTGATTGTAGTAATCTTAGTGGGGGGTCATTCACTATTACAATTACAGGTAGTGCTCCCGATTACTCAATAGAATGGTTATATCCATTTAGTAACACTGAAGTATTAGGACCTGGTGTTACTGCGTATACAAAAACAAATTTAACTGCGGGGACTTATAACTTTAATATTGTTGATAGTTGTATTACCCCAAATAATACAAAGGTCTTAGCCTCAATTTATATATCGAGTGGGTTGTGTTCGTCAATTACAAGTCTGACAAATACTGTGTGTGATTTAAATAATGGTTCGTTATCGGCAATAACACAATATGATTATGGTAGTAATACATATTTACTATACCATGCGACTTTAGGGTATATAACATCAGGTAGTACCAATATACCTTCGGGTCGTTCATTTGATGAATTATCTGCAGGAACTTATTACGTTAAAGTGATTGATAATGGAGGTTGTACTGCGACTACTAATAGTGTAATTATTAAAGAATCAACACCTTTAACTTATGATTTATATGTTGTTAATGACGCTGGATGTAACGTTAACTCTGGAAAAATATTTGTTAATAATATTAATGGGATACCACCTTATACTTATTTATGGTCTAATGGAAAGACAACATCATCAATTACTGGTTTAACTGCGGGTTCATATGGTGTAACGGTTAGCGATGGTTCAGGATGCGTGTTAAATAAGACTGTGGATGTTGTGAAAGTTCCTTTAATTGGGCAGGCGGGTGTTTTTGTTAGTCAGCCGGCGTGTTTTCTCAGTAATGGTTCGGTTGAAATTATACTTTCAGGAGGAACACCACCATTTTTCTACTCAGGTTCAAACGGTACTACTTCAGTAACTTTTGATACGACAATTAGTTTTGAAGGATTAGGTGCAGGACCATTTAGTTATTTTGTTCAGGATGCTGGTTTATGTTCGTTTATAGGGACTACTCAGTTAATAACTCCATCATCATTTAATATAGTTTCAATTACAACTACTAATTCGTCATGTGGTAATAATCAAGGGTCATTAACAGTTAATGTTTCTTCTGGAACACCCCCATATGTTTATAAGTTAGTAAATTCAACAGGTATTGAAAACTCAATTAGTACAACAGTGCCAACATATGCTTTTACACAATTAGCGTCAGGGACTTATACATTTTCAATAACCGATAATAGTGGTTGCCAATATGTTAAACAATACACAATTTTAAATGAAGAATCATTCACATTTGATTTTGATGTGACGGGTACTACTTGTTCTAAAAATAATGGTATTGTTAAAATTGATGTTGTTGGTGGTATAGGTCCTTATGTGTATGAATTAAATGGTGAGAGTCAAGAAACAAATTTAACAACCGCAACATTTGATTCTTTACCTTCGGCTAGTTATACTCTGAGTGTAACAGATACAGGTCAAAATTGTATTCAGTCATCAACATTATATGTGGATACTTCTGATGGTGTTGACTTTATTACAAATTCTGTAAATCCTGATTTATCTAATAATGGGTTTATTCAATTGTTAATAACTAAAGGTAAAGCACCATACACTATTGAGTGGAGTAATAATGTTAATGGTCAGACAGGTTTACTTGTAACAGGATTATCGGCTGGTACATATACTGTTAAAGTGACTGATAGTAATAATTGTGTTAAAACTAGTACGATAGTTTTAGTTGGTGTGAGTTGTAGTGTAACTTATAGTTTATATAATTTATGTGATGATGAGTTTACTAATAATGGTGAGTTGTTAGAAAAAACACCATTATTAATGTTAAATGAGGGGTTTGCGGATTTAATTGTTGGTGAAGATAATTGTATTTTAAATGAGGCTGTTTTCCAAGCAATTACAATTGTTAGTGGAATTAGTGCAACTTCGGTGTTTTATACAAGTACATCATTGACTGACGCACCAAGTGAAACATTATTTGCAACGACAGTTAGAAATCTATTATTAGATTATGAAGGTATTGGTAATGTTACTATTAACACAAATACAAATAAAGTAACAATTTCATCAGATTGTCAATCAAGTACTAGTTTATTAGATTCGAACATAACTGTTAATTTAAAAATCAATTACGACATATCTTGTGCTTGTAGTAAGAATTGTAATCCATATACTTATATTAATAGAATTGATTTTATGGATGATGAATATACTGTCCCTACACATCAAGAAATAACAAGTTGGGGGTCACCTAATTGTAACTGTGATTACACTAGTCTTGAAAATGTTGATGTAAGTTACAATTACGAAGTTGATTATACTATTAATGATAAACTTAATTATTTTCAAAAACAACTAAACGAGTATTCAATAAATAAATACAATGGATTTTGTGAGGGTGATAGTGGATTTAGTATTCCTGATGTTAGTTTAATTTCTAATTATACATTTCCTAATAATTTTTTCCGAAAAGGAAGACCTATTAAAATAAAAGGAAATCGAACAATAAAGGCATCCCAAACTGAGGGATGGTACGTTACATCTGTTGGTTCTATTTTATCGGCATATACGGACGATATCAGATATATTAGAGCTGTGTCAAATGTTGGTGATTTACCAATTACAGGACAACCGGGTGATTTAATTCTTGTTGGTGATGTAAATACTAATGTTGGTTATGCTTGGAACCCATTCACTAATAGTTGGTCAACAACTTTTTACGATGATATTGAATCGTGTTTAACTGAGATTAGACAAAAACGAGATGCGTTTATTAAAGCTAAAAGTGAAATGATTTTGGCTATGAGACCATTTACTTGG